CGCCACCTTGGTCACCTGCAAACGATATCACAGCCGCACTTTGGTTAGATGCTTCAGATACTTCAAGTTATTCATTAAGTGGAAGTAACCTTAATACTGTTACAGACAAGTCAGGAAACTTCACTGTCACCGTCGACGGTACTCCAACACGAAACGCCAGTAGTCTCAACAGTTTAAATACGTGGCTCTTCAACGGTAGTGAAAGTCTAACAACAAATTCAGGATCGTGGGCCAGCAGTGGTAATCACTGGGCCATAGGTGTGTTCCAATGGCACACTACAGATAGCACCAAAGACAGTTTCTGGAGTGCTGACGGATCAAAAACTTATGCTGTTTCAAGCAGTAGGAATGACAACAACTGGGATGGCGAGATAGACTATGACGGTAGCAACAGTATTGTCAGTGGTGTTGCCAAAAACGACTTCACAGTAAGCATTGGTGTTAGCGATTGGACGATTGTCAGCATTGTGTTCAATAAAACAGGTAACCAAATATTTGGTAGATTGAACGGCACTCTAAGAACTGATGTAGACCCTTACAACAATTCGATGAATACCAATGTAAGTGATGTTCGTATGATGCGTAACAGATCAAATGTAAAATTGGATGGTGCTATGGCAGAATATTTCCATGTAGCAGGTGCTCCAGGCACAGGTGGAACTGACATCACAGATGTTATAAAAGCAGAAGGTTATATTGCACACAAGTGGGGTTTAGAGAGCAATTTACCAGTGAGTCACCCATATAAGAGTTCAGCACCATAAGGATAAATATTACAAATAGGAAGATACAATGGCAGATAGAATACCACTTATAGTAGATACAGCAGACGGTAATAAATTAAAAGAGTTACCTATCGGTGATAATTTAAACTTAACAGGATCTGGCATTATCGGTGCAGGTAATATTTCAGCAACAAGTTTAACAGTTGCTGGTGTACTTTACAATCCTTTTAGTGGAAATTATGCAGACTTAACAGGTACGCCAACTATTCCATCTAACACAGATGATATTGTAGAAGGTACTAAACAGTATTTTTCAAATGAACGTGTAGATGATAGATTAAATGATTTCCTTGTAGCAGGAACAGGTATCACACTAACATACAATGATGCGGCTAATACATTAACTATTGGAGCAACTGGCGTTGGTGGCGGTGGAGGTGGTTCAAGTAATTTACCAGGTTTGACTGATGTTACTATTACTGCTCCTGCAAACCATCAAGTTTTAAAATATGACACTACTACAAACAAATGGATTAATAGTTTAGTATCATATAACAACCTTCTTAACTTACCAACTTATGCAACTGTGGCAACAAGTGGTAGTTATAACGATTTAAGTAACAAACCAATTATTCCACTTGACATTGATGATATGTCAGATGTTGACACTTCAACAACACCTCCGACAAACGGACAAGTATTAAAATGGTTAAACAATAAATGGTTACCAGCAGATGATATTACATCAGGTGGTGGCGGATTAAATGCTGACACACTTCAAGGCTTTGCAGGAAGTTATTACTTAGACTGGAACAATGTTACAAGCAAACCTGTTTATCAAGTAGATGACTTAGATGACACAAGTGTAAGTGATGTTACAGCAGGTCAAATTATGCAGTGGACAGGATTAACTTGGGACGCAGTTAATTTTGAATTACCATTCACAAGCATTACAAGTAAACCAACGACACTTGCAGGTTACGGAATTACAGACGCACCAAGTGCCTTAACAGACTTAGGTATTTCAGACGGTGCGGCAAATACAGTATTAACAACAAACGGCTCAGGTACATTTACTTTTTCAACAAACTTATCAGGTGTAAGTTTAGTTAACGCAGGATCAGTTGGATTTTCTTCAGGTGTTACAATTAATGAATTTAGTTCAGACGGAACACTTGCTGGTGATAGTAATACAGCAGTTCCTACAGAGAGTGCTGTAAAAACTTATGTGGACGCACAGGTATCAGGTGGCGGAGGAGGTTCAGAAGGACTTGCTTCAAGATCAACAGCGGCAGTAACAACAAATAGTATTGCTGATGATGTAAGCGAAGATGTTTCTATTACAGGTTTCAAATCATACATGCTAATGAGCATACAAACAACATCAGCGGCTTGGGTAAGACTTTACACAAGTTCAACGGCAAGAACAGCAGATGCAAGTAGAAGTGAAGGTGTTGACCCTGCACCAGACGCAGGAGTAATTGCTGAAGTATTAACAAATGGTGCACAAACTATTGAGTTTGGTCCAGCAGTATTAGGTTGGAACAGTGCAAACGATACAACAATTTATGCGGCAGTGAAAAACAAAAGTGGGGGAACTGCAACAATAACATCTACACTAACTCTACTCAAACTGGAGGGTTAACATGTCTTTAAAGAAGCATGTAGAAAAAAAGATCTACATGGTTACACTTAAGAAAGGTGTAGACAGTGTAGCATTTGCCAATGACATGGAAACACCAGGTGGTTCTTTACACATTCCAGATAGATCAGTAGGTGTACACAATCCAAGACCAGAATCAAGAACAACAGAATATTGGCTTACAGAATCAGAAAAGAATTTAGTCAGCAATGACGAAAGAGTATTAGCGGTTGAACTCAACCCTAAAGATGCAAACTTAGATGTCTCAGAAAATTCAATAATTGAACAGACAGGTTTGTTTGCACGTAATTCAGCAAACACAGCCACAGACTTGAACTGGGGACTTCTACGTCTTGTAGAAGGATCGAATAGAACCAATTGGGGATATTCTACCACAGAAATTAACGACACAATATCATTTAATGCAACTGGTCGGAATGTAGATTTAGTTATTTGCGATGGTGACGGTATATACATCGGACATCCTGAATACAAACAACCGTCAGGACAAGACACCGATGATGGTTCTGCGGAACGCATCGTGCAATATAATTGGTATCAACACAATCCGGCTATCACAGGCGGGTCGGCGGGGAACTACAGTTATAGCAATCCTGGAAGTTACCACGCTAATCACGTAATGGGTACAGCGGGAGGAAACAGACAAGGATGGGCAAGAGATGCGAATTTATATAATCTTTTCTACTATGCTGGCGCTTCTGGTAATACTAATTTTCCTTACGTGTTCGATTACATTAGACAATTTCACGCGAACAAATCCGTCAACGGAAGTACAGGAATTAAAAATCCAACAGTCGTCAACAACTCATGGGGAATGAGTATATTTGGATATCAATGGAGTTTTGATGCTATTGATGCTGTAACCTTTAGAGGTACAAGATTCACACCAACTGGTACTACCACTTATAATGGTACTTCAGGTGTGTTTACTTCTGACACAAGAATAGGAACTTTTACAGCAGATCCAGAAAACATTTCACAACGTATTACAACTTCAGGAAGTGAAGGAACGGTCGGTGGTGACTTTAATGCCATACCAACAGGCTTTGTAAGAACAGGTGGAGAAATTGAACTCAGTTTAAATGTTTTACCTAATGCAAGTTACACAGCAACTATACAAGGACCTGCAACTATTAACTATAAACACAATGTTAGTTCACAAGGAATTACAGGTATATCAGATATTGATCTTACAGTTACAGTTCAAGATTCAAGCAGTGCTACGGTTCAAACTGAATCAGATAGTGCAACATCAGTTGATGGTGGATTTGCTGAAGTTAATATTATAAGTGGAAATATTAGTTTACCTAACAACGAACAATACAGTATTACTTGGCAATCAACTGTTACAGAAGGTACTGATCCAACATCGGCGGCACTGTTAAGATGTACACTTATAGGTTATCAAGGTGGAAGTCCATCAGCAACGGTTACAAGTCTTGGTACAAATATACCTATTGCTTCTACAACAGGATTGACGGCAAGTGTTACGCCTACAACTGGTGGTAATGATGACGGATACTGGACACTTACTGTACCGTTCAATGTAACATTTTTAAATCAAAGTTCACCAACTATCTATATGGGTACAAACAGTTATCTTACATTTGGTGGTGGAGCGACAACTTATTCTGGTATCGATGAGAATACTCCTAACTTTCCAAAGGTTATGGTAACAGCAGAAGACTGTAGTTGTCAAAGAATTTTTTATGGTACTTCAGGTACAGTTGGTAGTAGAATTTATAGATTAGTATGGGAAGGTAATGCAAGTACAAGTGGTACATTAGGTTCGCCTACTATAAGATATGAATATAAATTTTACGAAGCAACACCTACACAGATTGATTTAACAATTGAACAAAATGGTAACAAACAATCATCTGGTTCTTTTACAACAGCACAACTTAATGGTTGGGGATTTATAGCAGGTCAACGTATTCCTGTAAGAGTTGCGGCACTTGATGCAGACATTGAAGATGCCATAGACGAAGGTGTTATTACAATAGGTGCGGCTGGCAACGGTCAATGGAAACATGATGTGCCGGGTGGTCCTGATTGGGATAACACATTTGAAATGAGCGGCAATACATATTATTATATGCGTGGAACTTCACCTACAGCAAATGACGATGATGTAAACGGAACATACGATATACCTAATATTTGTGTTGGTGCTACTGACACAGGTCTTACACAAGATACTGACAGTGTGAGAAAAGATAGAAAAGTATCATTTAGTGACTGTGGTCCTGGCGTTGATATTTACGCTCCTGGCACATCTATCATGTCAGTTTTGAATACAAGTTATTCAGGTGGTGGAACAACAGATCCGAGAAGCGGCGTTACGCCCAGTTATAAAATTGGAAAGATTTCAGGTACAAGTATGGCAAGTCCACAGGTAGCAGGATTGGTTGCATGTTTAATGGAAACATACCCACACTACAAACAAGAAGATGTTAAGGCATACATAACAAGCAAGTGGGCAGTAGATGGACAACTATATGATGCAGTATCTACAGACGATCCAACAGATACAGATGACTTACAAGGTTCACCTAACAAACACGCAAAGTACAATTTCGAACGTCCTTTGACTGGTACAGTACACCCTAAAAAAGATTATAATTTAAGACCTACAGCAGGTGCATTATATCCAAGGGCAAAACGTACAGTTAGGAAGAGACCACCAGAATAGGATAAATATTAGTATGGCAATACAAACAGTTAATATCGGCGGCGTAGCAAATGACGGAACAGGTGATGATTTACGTGAAGCGTTTGTAAAAGTTAATAATAACTTTACAGAACTTGACAATCGTAATCCTGAACAAACAACTGCATCTAACTTAGGTACAGAAGGACAAGGTGTATTTGCACAAAAGACTGGGTTTGATTTACAATTCAAAAAGATCAGAGCAGGCGGAAATGTTACTGTTACATCAGATAGTACAAATGTTACTATTGCAAGTGTTGGCGGTTTACAACAGTTAATTGTTGCTACAGATAGCGGAAACATTACACTTGCTGAAGGTGATACATTTACTATTGCAGGTGGTACTAATGTAACCACAGCACAGAACGGCGCAAGTGGTATTACAATTAATTCTGCAACAGAATTAAGCACAGACGCTACACCAGTTTTAGGTGGTGATTTAGATGCTAATAATAAAACTATTTTAAACGTAAGAGATGCACAAACTACAGTATATGGCATTGACGTAAGAGATATTTACGGATTTAACTTTGGTAACATTACAGGTAGTACATCAAGCATTATTGAATTTTTAGGTACAGCAACTAACGTTGATTTAGGTACAATTGATGATCCAGGGATACAAGAAGACAGTACCATTGCAGATGTTTCAATTGATAACGGTACAATCCTCAACCCGCTATAATCATAGCCACAATATTCCGATAAATACTATTGAATAAGGAATCAAAATGGCAACCATCTGGACTTTAAAAACAGGATCTAATTTAGGTATATTTGCAGAAAATGCGACTATACGTTTTGCTTTACCTGTTAACACAGTATCAAACACTATAAGCACAGTAAAAGTTATTAGTGGATCATTACCAGGCGGACTTAGAATAGATGGATTATATATTGTTGGTACTCCGTTTGAAGTAGAAAGATTAACAGAATCAAAATTTGTACTTAGAGCAACTGATAGTTCAGGTGCTATTGAAGATAGAACATACACAATATTAATTGACGGTGCTGATGAACCTGAATGGATTACAAAAGAAGGACTAATTGCTGTTGATCCTAATAGCAAATATTTTGTTCTTGATAATACTGTTTTAGACTTTCAATTACAAGCCATAGATCCAGACTTACCTGCAGGTGATACACTTGAATATTTCATTGCTGATGACGATGGCGAATTACCTCCAGGAACAAGACTTACAACAGACGGAAGAATTGTTGGATTAGTTGAACCAGTACTTGCATTAGATAAACGTGCAGGCAGTGGTCATTATGATGCAAACGTATATGGTACGTTTCCTTTCGACTTTGGTGAAAGAAGTGCTAACGGTTACGATAGTTTCTTTTATGATGTACGTATATACGATGACAGAATTCCAACAAGACAACCAAGAAAATTAAATAGATATTACGAGTTTATTGTTAGTGTTAGCGATGGAGATACTATTAAGAAACGTAAGTTTCAAATCTATCTTGTAGGTGATGACTTCTTAAGAGCAGACAATACTAAAATGCAAATTGCAAACGGATTGTTTAGTGCTGACAATACATACTTAAGAACACCTGTTTGGTTAACTCCAGGAAACTTAGGTTTCAGACGTGCTAATAACTTTCTTACATTTTTCCTTGACGTATTAGATACAGAAACAATCTTAGGAAGATTAACTTACACACTTGAAGCACTTAATGATGACGGTAGTACAAGTGAATTACCACCTGGTATGCAAATAGATAGTAGCACTGGTGAAATTGCAGGTCGTGTACCTTATCAACCAGCAGTTACAAAAGAATATAAATTTACGGTTAAAGCAACAAGACTTGGTGGCGTACCAGAAACAATTCTTGCAACAAAATCAAAAACATTTACAGTTAAAATATTAGGTGAAGTTGATTCAACTATTAAATTTACAACTCCAGCAAACTTAGGAAATATTAGTGCAAACTTTATTTCAACAAAAAGTATAAAAGCAACAACAACTGTTCCAGACTCAAGATTGTTATATAGCATTGTATCAGGTAACTTACCTTCAGGATTACAATTAGACATCAGTGGAGAGATAATTGGTAAAGTGAATCAATTTGGTACTGCTAATAATCCAGGACTTACGGTCTTTGATAGTGGTGCAATGACATTTGATGGTGCTAAAACTATATTAGATAGAGAGTTTAAATTTACAGTAAAAGCAGAAGACCGTTTTGGATTTAGTGCAGTTGAACAAGAGTTTACACTTGATGTTCTTGATCCAGATGATAACTTGTACAGTAACTTATATATGAAGCCTTTCTTAAAGTCAACTGTTAGAAGTAGTTATGAAGCATTTGTTTCTGATCCAAGTATCTTTCCACCAGACCTTGTTTATAGAGCAGGTGATCCGCAGTTTGGTGTACAAAAAGAAATTAAGATGTTAGCATACGCAGGTATACTTACACAAAATATTAGAAACTATGTAGCGGCGGCGGCAAAGAATCATAAACGTAAAAGTTATAAAGTAGGTGAAGTTAAAAAAGCAGTAGCAAAGAATCCGGGTAGCAATGACATAGTTTATGAAGTTGTATATTTAGAAGTGTTTGATCCTGCAGAACCATCTAAAGGCAAAACTGCAACACAGTTTAAAAGTAGAAACAGTAATAGCATTACAGTAGATAGTATTTCTTTTGAAGCACAAGATGATAAGACTGCATTAGGAACAGGTTCAAGTGCATTTGATCTTGGTGTTAGAGGTACAGGTACACCTACAATTAGAGTACAAAGTATTGGTAATGATTTAGAAATTATTACAAGAAGTGGTCGTGTTGTATTTCCTACAGTAGGTAATATTACAGTAACAACAAGATTAGGTACTACAGTTACAAGTGTACAGGAATTCATAATTGAACAAGCAGAACCATATAGATTTAGACCAATTACTAACACACTTAAAGTTGACAGCAGTGCAGTCAAAGTAAGTCAGGATAACGACAACACCAAATACATATCAAATCTACGTAATATGAGAGATAGGATATCTGAAACAGGTGTTACAGAACGTGACTTTTTACCACTTTGGATGCGTACAACACAAGAGAGTAGTGTACAAGAATTAGGGTATACAAGTGCGATACCCATTGTTTATTGTCAAGCCGGACAAGCAGACCAAATAATGCTTAATATTAAGAATAATAACTTCAATTTTAAAACAATTGACTTTGATATTGATAGATACATTATAGATAGCACTACGGGCAGTTCAAACGACCAATATATACTGTTCGCAAATTATGAACACAATATATAAACAGATAAATAAAAGCATAGAGAGGTAATAAAATGGCAAGTAATATTGATGATGTAAGCATTAACTCAGCATACCCTGTAGCAGGTCAAGATAATGATTCACAAGGGTTTAGAGATAATTTTGGTACAATCAAAAGCAATTTCGTTGCATCAAAAGCAGAAATTGAAGCACTACAAGATAACACAGCAAAAAAGAACGAAGCGAATAACTTCTTAGGAAATAATATTTCCAACGCCAATTTAGTTGACGTAAGTGAAGAATTAAACGCTGGTGGTACTGTTCAAGCCTCTCAGAACATTGACTTCCAGTTTGGCCCAGTTCAAACTTTTATTATCAGTGGTGATGTTACACTTACAACAACTGGTTGGCCTGAGTCAGGCAAGGTTGGTAAGATTAGAGTAATACTTGTTAACGATGGTACAACACGTACTTTAACTATTGGTACTGAAGCAGGTTCAACATTAAAATATCATAATGATTGGCCATACAGTTCACCAAAGAATGAAATCTCAGTAACTAACGACACCAATCCTATTGTAATCGATTTTTGGACTTACAATGCAGGTTCAACTATCTTTGTAAAATACGACGGCACATACGCGGCATAGTTATGATTCATCCGCATCATGAAGACTTAAAAGAACTCACGACTCCGCAAATTGAGGAGAAGTTAACACAACTTTCCAAAAAGTATTTCATGACACGCAACCCTGAAGTCCAAATGCAAATGTCTATGATATTAGACGGATATCGAGATGAACTCCGTACACGCTATAGAAAAGAAATGAGCGAAAACGGCGATAAAGATCTTGACAATCTCATTAATATCAGTTAAAATACATACATGCTTATAAAAACAGACTCTAACGGAGTTCCCACATTTACGAATCAAAACTTAATCGATATGATCTATACAGGATCTATTGACAAGTGTCATATTGTTCTTTGTGATAAGAATGATGAACTTGAACAGTTTAACAAGTGGGCAAAGGAATTTGGTAATCCTGAATTACAATTTTATGTTCCGTTAGATGTAGATCAAAAAACATTTGATGGTGTATGCCAAAGTGATTGGTTTATGCCAAAGAAGTATAAAGAGATCAATCCAAATAGATGGTTAGAAACTAAACTGATGGAAGAACTACAAATTGATGATCCTGTAGCACTTCGAGATACACCCGAATGGATTAGGGTAACTGATGAACTTACAGAATATTTTGGTCGTGGTATGTATCCATTATTACAGTATATGATATATTTGGTAGACTTCATGCGTGAGAATAATATAGTATGGGGCGTAGGTAGAGGATCAAGTGTGGCAAGTTATGTGCTATATTTGATTGGTATTCACAGAATTAACTCAATTCACTTTGACCTGGACTGGCACGAGTTCCTGAGATAAGTAAACATATAATAGGAGAATATTATGGCAGTACAACAAAAAGGACGTAAGGTCTACAAGTCAATGCAAGGCAAACAAGTTGACATGGATTTATTACGTCAAAAGAACGAACTTACTCCGGCTGTAGGAAATGCTCGTGTAAATGCACGTGGCGATGAATTAGGCCCAGGTGGTAAGATCATTAGAAAACGTGAAGACGTTATGGCTGACTATTACAGAGACAATCCTAATGTTGTTGCAGATGAACAACCTGTAGCAAAAAAGGCTGAACCTGTAGAAGCAGTTGTTAATGAAACACCTGTTGCTAAAAAGGCAACTAAAAAAGTTGAGAAGGAAACTGTTGTTGAAGACGAATGGGTCGAAGACGACGATGGCAATTTTGTAAAAAGAGGTGACTAATGAGTTTAGACTACGAAGCAATGGCGGCTGGAAAGCCTGCTGTTCCAACTAAAGTAAAAGGTAGTATCAGACCTATCCATAATCGTGTTATTGTAAAGAACATGAACTTCGGCGAACAAAAGACCGCAGGGGGAATTATTATTACAAGTGATGATGGTAAAGATAGAGGTATTAAGCCACGTTGGGGACAAGTTGTTTCCAAAGGTAAAACAAATACTGATCCTTATGAAGTAGATGATTGGGTTCTTGTAGAACATGGTCGCTGGACACGTACATTCCAAGTTGATGTAAATGACGATGGTAATTACGTAGACATGCGTACAGTTGAAGCAGAATCAATTCTTGCTTGGTCAGATGAAACACCTGAAGACGTTGCATTTGGAAGTTATACAGATGCTGGAGATAACGAAGCACATAGGCCAGAAGACTTTGGCGCAAATTAAGAAGTGGAAGTAAAGTTGAATAACGTAGATCTAAACAAGTACAAAGATTTTGTAGAAAAGGTTACCTCATTACAAAGTAATGAAACAGGCGGACTAACTTCACAGTTAGAAAAATTAGAAAAAGATAGTGGTGTTAATATGGCACTACTATTAACTGGTGCAATTGGCATCGCATCAGAAGGAGGTGAATTTGCTGAAATTGTTAAAAAATGTATATTCCAAGGTAAACCATTGGATGCAGACACAGTATTTCATGCTAAACGAGAACTTGGCGACATCGCTTGGTATTGGATTAACAGTTGTCGTGCTTTGGGCCTTGACCCTAATGACGTCTTAGAAGAAAACGTAAACAAATTGAAATCAAGATATCCGGGTGGCGAATTTGATGTACACTTTTCGGAGAATCGCAAAGACGGCGATCTTTAAAAAAGACTTGACAAACGTCCCGTTTGCAAGTATAATAATACTATGAATACAGGAATAACATTCTCATCGTTTGATCTGTTCCATAGTGGACACGTTGCTATGCTCAAAGAAGCAAAAGCAAACTGTGATTTCCTAATAGTAGGATTACAAACAGATCCTACAATAGACAGACCAGAAAAAAACAAACCAATACAGAGTGTGTTTGAAAGATATGTACAACTTGAAGGTTGTAAGTATATCGATCAAATTATTCCATATGCAACTGAACAAGATATAATTGATATTCTATTAACTTACCAAATTAATACTCGTTTTATTGGAGAAGAATATAGATCAAAAGAGTATACAGGTAAAGAATTATGTGTTGACAAAGGCATAGAAATATACTATAATAAAAGGCAACATTCATTTAGCACAAGTGAATTAAGAAAAAGGATAAACCAGGCATGAAAGAACTATGGGTAGAAAAGTATCGTCCTAAGACAGTAGAAGGATATGTTTTTAGAGATGAACATCAAAAGAATCAAGTAAAGCAATGGATCAAGGAAGGAACGATTCCGCATTTGCTATTCAGTGGTAACGCAGGTATAGGTAAGACAACACTTGCAAAACTATTGTTTAATGAACTTGAACTTAATGATTTAGATATATTAGAAATTAACGCAAGTAGAACAAACTCTGTAGAAGATGTACGTGATAAGATTGTAAACTTTGTACAAATGATTCCATTTGGTGAGTTTAAGGTTGTACTACTTGATGAGGCAGACTATTTGTCGCCTAACGCACAAGCGGCGTTGCGTGGTGTGATGGAAGAATATCACACAACAAGCAGATTTATCCTAACTTGTAATTATCCTAACAGAATTATTCCTGCATTGCACAGTAGATGTCAAGGCTTTCATATTGAACGTATTGATCAAAATGAATTTACTGCTCGTGTGGCACAAATTTTAATTGACGAAGGTGTTACTCCAGACTTAGATACACTTGACACTTATGTAAAAGCAACTTATCCTGATTTACGTAAATGTATTAACATGGTGCAAATGAATGCAGTTGATGGTGCTTTACAAAAGCCACAAGAAGGTGATACAGGTGAAGCAGATTATAAACTTGAGATGGTTGAATTATTTAAAGCAGGAAAAATTAATCAAGCAAGAAAACTTGTTTGTAGTCAAGTACGCCCAGATGAAGTAGAAGATATCTACAAGTGGATGTATGATAACATTGCATTGTTCGGTGACGAAGAAAAACAAGAAAGTGCAATACTTGTAATTAAACAAGGCTTGGTAGATCATACTCTTGTTGCAGATCCTGAGATTAACTTGGCGGCGACCATGATTAGATTAGCACGTCTTTAATATTAATAAGTAATAATATGACATACCTTGTAAATGAGAATTGTATTAAATGCAAACACATGGACTGTGTCGAGGTATGCCCTGTAGATTGTTTTTATGAAGGTGAAAACATGCTTGTTATTAATCCAGATGAATGTATTGACTGTGGTGTATGCGAACCTGAATGTCCTGTAGATGCAATTATTCCTGATTCACAAGATACTGGCAAACGTTGGTATGATATAAACACAGAATATGCAAACAAATGGCCAAACATTGCAGTAAAAGATATTAGCGATGTTCCGGAAGATGCAGAAGACTGGGCAGACGTTCCTGATAAGTTTAACAAGTATTTCTCGCCCAAGCCAGGAGGAGCAAGTGACTGATTTTAAAATACAAAAGTTAAGAGCAAGCCATATTTTAATTAGCCACCTGGGTGCTACTGCACAAACAAGTAACCGTCCTGCACCAGCGGCAGAACAAGAAGCCGGTTTTATTATTCAAGATATTATAGAAGGTTTACTAACTTTCGATCAAGCGGCAAAAGAACATAGTGCTTGTAGAAAAAGTGCAAAGAATGGTGGCGACTTAGGGTGGTTTCACTATCCAGGTGATATGGAATACGAAATTGCTAAACCTATAAGTGGAATAAACAAAGACGAAATGCTTACATTTCCAATTAAAACTGAGTACGGTTATCATATATTACTAAGGACGGGATAGTTGGAAGACTTTTTTCAAGTAACACCATTAATTTCACAAGAAGAATTCGACGTAATACAAGTCAGTTACGGCAATTCTGATACACTTAATCCTATACTTGAAAAGAAGATATATGATATGGGTGATGAGTTACAACATAGAAGCAATGTAAAAGCGGATATGACTGACTTTAGACTATACGAAGATCCTGACTTTAAAAAGATATGCGACTTTGCTATAATGCAATGTATTAATAGCATAGAAGGATTAAGTCAACGTGGCGCACAAATGATGCGTTGGGATATAATTGACTGTTGGGGAATGGTTTATAGAACAGGAGTAGGTCATCATACAGTTGAACATGCTCACTGGCCTGCTACATTTAGTTTTGTATATTATGTAAATGCATGTGAGAACTGCTCCCCGTTACAGTTTACAAGATCAAACTTTAAGGTCAAACCAAGAACTGGATTGATGGTAATATTTCCGGGGAACACAAGTCATAATGTACCACATCAGGATTGCAGTCATGATAGAGTTGCAATATCAGGCAACATCAGTGCAACTATAAACAAGAAGGAACAGGAACATGCAAGTTAAATTAGTAAGTTATTCAAAGCCTACTGAAGATTATAAAGATAATTTAGAAAATGTACAAGACCTTATTGCGTTTTGTGCCAGAGTAAGTAATCCAAGTAACCAAATGAATAAAGAAACTAATGAAAGACTTATCAAGTATCTAATTAAACATCAACATTGGTCACCATTAGAGATGGTTAGTGCTTGTTTAGAAATACAAACTACAAGAGATATTGCACACCAGATTGTAAGACATAGAAGTTTTAGTTTTCAGGAGTTTAGCCAACGTTATGCTAATCCAGATGAGCAGGGCGATATGTTTGAATACAGTGAAGCAAGACTTCAGGACGAAAAGAATAGACAAAACAGTATTGAAGTTGATGATGAAAAACTACAACTTGATTGGTTACACGCACAAATGCGTATTGCACATTTAGCCAAAAAAGAATACGATTGGGCAATTAAAAAAGGCATTGCAAAAGAACAAGCACGTAAGGTTTTACCAGAAGGTATTACTAAAACAACATTATATATGAATGGTACATTACGTAGTTGGGTTCATTATATTGAATTGCGTGGTGCTAATGGTACACAAAAAGAACACATGGAAATTGCCCATGCTTGTGCCAAAGTAATAGCCACAATATTCCCTCTTGCTGAAAACCTCCAATAAGTAACTATATGTTTAACTATATTAAGAGTCTTTTTTCAGACGACACACCTGTGATTAATTTTGCTTGTGCGAATTGGGGAGTACGTAAGTATGCACCAATACAACCTGCAGGTAAATTTTTTCCAGAAAAGTTTAAAGAGATGAGTCCTTACTATGAAAAAGGTAAGCATAATATAGATCATCATAAAACTGTTAGAGCATGTCCAGGTATTACAGATTACATGAGCATGGGATTTGTTATTCCTGCATTTTGTGATATAGAAATTACACCTACACCAGATGGAAAGTTTGTAGAAACACGTTACAGTGAACCTACTTACAATGATGCCTTTCATCCTGAAGAACAATTAGGCAATTTTCTAAGTGAAAAGTTTCCTGTTAGAGGTGCAGTTAAATTAGACAATCCTTGGTTTACTTGGAACAAGGTTGGATACAGTACTTTATATCTTCCTATGTATTATCACGAAGGTAAGAACTGGGAAGCAGTTCCAGGTGTAATGGATCACGATACAGGTGCTCCACAGAGTCCTATTAATATTATGTTAAAAGAAATTAAACCCACTATGATTAAGATGGGTGAACCATTAGTTCAAGTTATTCCGTTTAAGAGAGAATCGCAAGTTGCAAAGACATTTGAACTAAACGAAACTGCTATCAAACGACATCAAGCAGTGTCCAGCCTACATAATATTACATACGCAGGCTGGATCAAGTGGGTTAAACAAAAGAAATATTATACTGTTGACGCTCACGATACCGACTTACCCGGCGATCAATAAACATCTCCATATATTTCTAATACTTCTTTAACTGCCTCGTGTCTTTCAATATCCCCTCTCTGGAATTCGATTACTGTTAGCCGTTCCGTAGTACCTTTGTTTTCTAAATGCCTACAAAAATCTATGAGTCCGTTATCTCTAAGCCTATCTGCTTGAGCAAGATCACCAGTAACTGCCATTTTACTTCCAGTACCTAATCTTGTTAATAACATTTTCATTTGATTTTGCGTAGCATTCTGCATTTCATCAGCAACTATAAATGCTTTCTTAAATGTACGACCACGCATATATGCCAAAGGTGCAATTTCAAGTACACCTTCTTGTGTCATACCTTCAAGTTCATGTGCTGTAAAATAATCTTTAAGTACATCGAATATTGGCCTTGTCCATGGCGCCATTTTTTGCTCCATAGTACCAGGTAAAAACCCAAGATCTTCGTCTGCACTTACAGCAGGTCTTGTTACGACTATTTTATCTACCACGCCCTCTTTAAATTGTTTAACCGCGGTTTGTACTGCCAACAGAGTTTTACCTGTTCCTGCCGGCCCTATGCCAAAGACTATGTCTTTCTTAGGGTCTAACAGTTTCAGTACGTATGTTTCTTGGTTAATGTTTCGGGGTAGTATTTTGACTTCTTTTTTCTTCTGTGGAAGAAAGTTGTTAATTGCCACAATGTTATTGTAGCCTTGTTTGCTCTTCCGAGCACTTCTTTTTGCACCCATTAAGTTCTCCTTGATAAAGTACACACTTTGTAGGATACCTTCCCTACAAAAATATTTAGCGAGATATCCTGTGACAAAACCACATACTTATAATCCTAACCCGGATAAATAAGTGTATAAGATTGGAAATAGCATATGAAAGACGTATTAGAAGTTATACAAAACATTCAGGGCATTTACGAAAGCGATACCGCATTTACGGTTCTAAAAGACTTTGAAAGAGTGCTTGACGAACTGGATTTATATGTGTACGATAACTGGGAAGATGGCGAATTAGTTGCTGGTCCTAAAATTGGTAGACATTGGGTTACTTGTGCGTTTATGTGGCCAAGAGATGCAATGCCTGATCCTATGGGCGGTAAACGTTTATTAGATTATGACTGTAAAGTATCATATAAAAAAGATCATATACTAAAACCAAGAAAGATTCGTAAGCCAGATGATATTAGACCTGGCACTAAAAAAGGCAAACTTGACCGTGAAGAAATTTGGGTCGTAGAAATTAATATGCCTAAGAAACTTATTGTAGACATTTACAGTGGATACAATGAAATGGTTGATATTAACACTGAGCCTGGACAAGCACCAGGAGCCGCACCAGAGGCAGAGCCAGCAGAAGCAGGCGTTGAAGCAGGTACAGGTGCAGGCGCAGAGACTCCGCCAGAAGGAGCAGTATAATGGGATTAAGAAAAGGCGATTTAGTTAGTCTTGTTGACCGTATTTTTGAAATAGATGCTTTCAAAAGTAAAATGGGTGATGACAAAGACATTGTTACTTTAAGTTTTTCAACTAAGAATGAAGGTAGTGCAAAGGACTTAGAAAACTTTATTGAAAAAGGTTACCCTTTTGTACTTGACGCTGATGCAACCAACGGTGAACAACGTGATGGTATGTATAAAGTGTTTGTTGAAATTGAAAGAAGCAAAGATGCTCCAGCACAGATACATGAAGTTATAGACGGAGTAGCAAAGATTGCCAGTTTAGAAGGCATGAAATTTAGATATTACAAAGGCTTTAAGAGCCACGATTGTAATGAGGCTAATTTAGCCGAGAAGGTCCCGACAGACCATGACGCATATGAAATCAAAGTTAATGAAAGTAATATGGATAATTATAAAAACTTCTTTAGCAAGAGTTATGCTGAAGAAATTGATATTATAAACGAGAACCAATTACGTATTAAGAATACATATATGGATCCGATTTATCTCAATATAGTCGATTTCGCACCCACTGAGAAGGTAAATATCAATGAGTCATTAGATGTCAACGGCTTTGCTGAAGTCATCTACTTAACAAAGTACTTAGGTGATTATGACATTACCAAGTACGGTAAAAAACTGGTACTTGAACACAATGGGTACTCACTAATTTGTAAACGAGGATAGAACCAAATGGCAAAAGATAATTTTAGAAAGTGTTTAGAAGTTATTCTACATCACGAAGGCGGGTACGTAGATCACCCTAAAGATCCAGGTGGCGCAACGAACTTAGGCGTTACCAAACAAACTTACGAAGACTGGATGGGCAAAGTAGTTACTAAAGATAGAATCAAAGAACTAACTATCGACGATGTAACACCTATCTATAAAAAGAATTACTGGACTGCAATTATGGCAGAAGATATTCCAGCAGGTTTAGACTTATGTGTATTCGACATGTGTGTAAACGGTGGACGTCACAGAGCAACAAAAATGTTACAACAATTAGTTGGAGCAACAGTTGACGGTTGGATTGGTCCAAACACTATTGCTAAGACTCAAGCATTCTGTGAAGCAAAAGGCGTTACTGCCGCTATTGAAGGATACCAACAAATTAGACAAGACTTTTACGAGTCATTAAAAACTTTTGAAACATTTGGTAGAGGATGGACACGCAGAGTAAACGAGACCAAAGAGACAGCGATATCAATAGCCAAGTAAGTTGTAAAAACTGCGGCCACGAATATCACGAAGGTTCACTATACAAAGAATTTGCAGACGGCGACGGTAAGATGATTACGATTGAAGTTTGCAAACAAGGAAGATGATGGAAAAAGTAGTCAAAGCCATAGCAGAACATTTAGACGTTGACGTATCTAAAGTCATACCAGAAGCATCTTTGATAGATGACTTAGGTGCTGACGAGTTTGATATTATTGAGTTAGCAGTTGCGATACAAGAAGCAACAGGCAAAACCATTTCAAGTGAAGACGAAGCCAACGTAAAAACAGTTGGCGACTTTATTAAACTGGTAGAAGCATAATGTTTGGATCAATTAAAATAGCAATGGTTTTAATTATGTTGGCAGGTGCTGGCGGAGGCTTTGTATATGTTAAGAATATAAAAGCAGACTTGGCTACATCAGAAGCAAACAATCTAAAGTTAGAACAAAGTGTTGCAAGTCAAAAGGCTGTGATAGAACAACAGGCTAATGACTTTAAAAAAATCCTCGAAATAAACAAAGATCTTGAAAAAACAAATAAAACGCTTGCCGCAGAGTTTGCCGCTTTGGACAAACGTTTTAATAAAATTAATGGTCGTGGTGAAGTAAGAGACTTAGGTGATCTTGCTGTAAAAAGATCAGAGTCAGTAGAACGTGTTGTAAACAATGCTACCAAGAAAGCAATGAGATGTGTAGAAATTGCTATGGGAGCAGAACTAACAGAGAAGGAAATTAATGCTACACTGAAATCAGAAATCAATTCTGAATGTCCGAGTATAGCAAATCCAAATTATGTACCGTATAAGTAACATATTAATTATTGCCTTACTTGCTGTTGCAGTGAGTGGGTGTTCAACTGTGAGAGAACTACAAATCTTTGAACAAGAAGTTCCAAGAGAGAAGTTAAACTTATCACATCCTGAAGCAGTTAAGATGGAGCCTTTACAATGGGTAATCATCACAAGCGAAAACGCAGAAGAAGTATTTGCTAAACTAAAAGAACAAGGTAAAGATCCTGTACTGTTTGGTTTAAGCGATAAAGACTACGAATTCCTTTCTAAAAACTTTGCACAGATCCGTGCATACATGATCAAGCAACGTCAAATAATTGATCAATACAAAGAATATTACGAATCCGAAGACGAAAAGACTGAAAAGTAAAAACAGTGAGACATATATTGATCCTGTTGGTGCTGTTCGTATTGGCTTCCTGCACGAAAACAACCTGTAATTTAAAACCTGGTATTGAAATAGATACTGAAAGCATAGAGAAGATAGAGGATCTAAGAGATCCTAATATAACACCTAAGGGCGAAGTCGCCTGTACTTTCTAAATACTGTTGTGTTTACGATGTTTTGTCTTGTCTGCCCAATCCTGGATAGCACGTTGTATGGCTTCTTCAGCCAATACAGAACAGTGTATCTTTATAGGCGGTAAGTCTAAGAAATCAGCGATTTCTTTATTGCTTATTTTTACTGCTTCGTCAAGTGTCTTACCTTTCAAGAACTCTACAAAAGTTGTTGAACTTGCAATAGCACTACCGCAACCATATGTTTTGAATTTTACATCAACAATGCGATCGTTATCATCTAATTTTAGATCCAACTTCATAACGTCACCACAAGCAGGTGCTCCGACCATGCCTGTTGCAACCATTGGATCATTAGGATCAAAGCGACCCACACCGTGTGCTTCTGGGTGAGCAAGAACAGAATTGAATCTGTCTACTACTTCTTTTGAATATGCCATAATGTAATGAAAATTTATAGTGTACTATACAACTATTTATATAGTATGTCAACTTATTTTGGCGAAATGTCGATAAATACTAATATAATAAAGAGGGAAACTTATGTGGGAAATGATTGAAAGAATGGCGAGCGATCGCTTGTGGATATACACAGCATTAGTTGGTTCGCTATTTGGTTTAGCGTTTTCAACATATTTTAAGAGTACAAGAATAGGACTATGGTTATATAGTTGGTTCGACAGAATAGCAGATTATCTTGTTGAACGTTGGGGCTGGACTTGGTTACAACAACCAGATGATGCTTGGAGACAAAAGTATCCATACGTTACAAAGAAAATAGACGAACTTGAAAAACGTCTTAAGAAATTAGAGGGTAAAAAATAATGAGTGATCCAATTAAAAAGAGCGTACAGATTGATTTAGAAGTAGACACTTCAACAACTGATAGTTCTTCAAATCCTTACCAAGGACTTATCCATTTAGCAAAGGCAGTTGATGCTTGGAGAATTTTTCCAAGATTATTCTTAACTGTTTATATTGTATTGTTATACAAATGTGTTATTTGGTACATGAACTTACCTGCACCTACAATGGAACAATCAGGTTTGATTAGTATTGTAGTTGGTGCTGGTGCGGCATGGTTTGGTCTTTATACAGGTACATCTAAAAAGTCAGACAAATAGATCAGATACTTCTTGACAAACGTCTAAAATAAGTATATAATACTACTATGGATTATTATGACAAATTAGGCGTAAGTCGAGATGCCTCAGACAGAGAAATCAAAACTGCATTTCGCAGATTGGCGGCTAAACATCATCCTGACAAGGGTGGTGATCATAAGTACTTCACCGAATTAAATGAAGCCTACCAAGCATTAAGTGATCCACAAAAGAAAGCAATGTACGATCAATACGGAACTATTGATCCACAACAACAAAATCCATTTCAACAAGGCGGTTTTACCTTTGATGGGAATAACATGGAAGACTTGTTTGGCGCAGTTTTTGGTAGAGGCTTTCAACAACAACAACGTAGACCACAACGTAATTCAAATATAACTATTGCATGTGATATTACACTGGCAGAAGTGTACACAGGTAAAGGTGTACTTGCTACATTTAGAACACGCACAGGTAGAGAACAAACAGTTAATATTGATATTCCAAAAGGTTCAAGACACGGAGATACAATCCAATATAATGGTTTAGGTGATGATAGTATAGCACAATTACCTAAGGGAGATCTGCTTGTAAAAGTTCGTATAATGCGTGATCCAAAGTTTGAAATAAATGGATTTGACTTGCATACACAAACAGAAATTAATGTGTTCGATTTAATATTAGGTACTGCCACAAATCTAAGTTTACCCAACGGGCGAACTATAAGTATTAATGTACCAGCAGGCACACAACCAGGCACAACATTAAGCATACACGGACAAGGTCTTCCCAACTATAACACAGGTCAATCAGGAAACGTATATCTAAATATAAAAGGTACAGTTCCTACAAACTTAACGGATGAACAAAAAGAAATATTAAGGAAGTTATGAAACTAAAATTAGTACTACACCCGAACGAATGGTTAGAGAAGAAAGTCAAACCTTTTGATTTCAATACACTTGACGCAAAAGATATCGAAAAGCAAATGATTGATATTATGGAAAAGAATGCAGGTGTAGGTCTTAGTGCAAATCAAGTAGGACTTGACGGACAAATATTTATTTTGAAGCCACATGAAATGGAAGGCTATGATAAATCGTTTGCTATCATCAATCCAGAGATTATTAAGATTGACGATAGAGTTATAGAAGGTGAAGAAGGTTGTTTAAGTTATCCTGGTTTATACTTTAAGGTTAAACGTGCAACTGCTTTGGTTGCCAAGTGTCTTGACTCTGCAGGCAAAGAGTGTACAATAGAGTTTGTAGGTTATAATGCAAGAATATTCCAACATGAATATGATCACTTACAGGGTATTAACTTTACAGATAGAGTAAGTAAACTTAGGTTGGATATGGCAAAGAAGAAACAAAAGAAATTATTTAAAAAATATAAGGTGGACATTAAATGGTAGAACCAAGTGATGAATTACAAGCAGTATTTGACAAGTCTATTAATGATGCAAAGAAGTTAAGGCACGAGTACGTAACACTTGAGCACTTATTGTTTGCTATGCTATGCGTAGATAACTTTGTAAAGGTAGTAGAAGGTGCTGGTGCTGATCCTGAGTTCATTAAAAAGAATATTGAGCATTACTTAAAAACAGAACTTAACGAAATTAAAGTTGCTGACGATGTTAAAAAGTTTAAACCAAAGAAAACTGCAACAGTTGAAAGGGTTTTAAATAGAGCATTCACACAAGTATTGTTCAGCGGTCGTCAACACATAGAAACAACTGATGTGTTCCTAAGTATTATGGGCGAAAAGAAAAGTTGGTCATATTATCATATTCAAAAGTCAGGTCTTACAAAAGAAGGCTTTGCAGAATATTTGAACAACGAATTAGATACAATTTATGAAGATGAAGAAATGCGTCAAGTCGCTGAAAAGGCTTTACGTGACTTTACAACTAACCTTAATAAACAAGCAGGCGATCAAAAGATTGATCCTGTAATTGGTCGTGCAGAAGAACTTGAAGGCATTGCACTTGCATTAGGTAGACGTAGTAAGAATAATGTACTACTTGTTGGTGATCCTGGTGTAGGTAAAACTGCTATTGCTGAAGGACTTGCATTTAATATTGTTAATAAAGCAGTGCCAGAGTTTTTACAAGAGTATTCAGTTTACAACTTAGACATTAGTGCTATGTTGGCAGGTTCTAAATACAGAGGTGACTTTGAAGAACGTTTTAAACTTGTAATGAGTGCAATTAAAAAGCAAGGTAAAACTATTGTGTTTATCGATGAAGCACACATGATGAATGGTGCCGGTAATGCAGGGTCAGGTGGTTCAAACGACTTGGCTAATATGTTAAAGCCTGCATTAGGTAAAGGCGATATTAAAGTTGTAGCAAGTACTACATGGGAAGAATATAGAAAATACTTTGAAAAGGATCGTGCATTAATGCGTAGGTTCCAAAGAATAAGTGTTTCAGAACCTGATAAAGGTGTAACTACAGAAATTTTACAAGGTATTAAAAAGTATTACGAAGAGTTTCATAAAGTTAATATTACTGATGAAGCAATTGACGAATCAATTAAGTTAAGTGTAAAATATATGGCTGATAGAAAACTACCAGACAAAGCAATTGACTTATTAGACTTGGCTTGTTCACGTTTTAACTTAAAAGAAGTTACTGAACGTGTTGTAGGTAAAGAAGAAGTACAGTTTGAACTTGCTAAAGCAGTTAAACTACCTCCAGAACAAGTACAACAGAAAGAAACAAGCAATCTTGCTAACTTAGATAGCAATCTTAAAAAGCAAGTGTACGGACAAGACTCTGCAATAGAAGAAATTGTAGATAAGATTCTTGTTGCACAGGCAGGACTTAAACAAGAGAATAAACCAATTGGTTCGTTTGTGTTTATGGGTCCAACTGGTGTAGGTAAAACAGAAACAGCAAAACAACTTGCAAATGAATTAAGTGTTGAACTTGTAAGATTTGATATGTCAGAGTATCAAGAGAAGCATAGTGTTGCAAAACTAATTGGATCGCCTCCAGGATATGTAGGTTATGAAGATAGTGCAGGACTATTGATTACTAAATTACAAGAACACCCTAATTGTGTATTACTGTTAGATGAAATTGAGAAAGCACACCCAGATGTTTCACAGATTTTATTACAGTTAATGGACAACGGAAAAGTTACAGGTAGCAACGGTAAGGAAGCCGACGCAAAAAATGCCATTCTCATTCTAACAACCAATCTTGGTGCAGAACAGGCAGAGAAAAATGCGATCGGCTTCAATGAAGATATGGAAATGGATTACGAAGATACTGAACTTAAGAAGTTCTTTGCTCCAGAGTTCCGTAATAGACTTGATGGCGTTGTAGCATTTGGCAAACTTGAGAAGAACGTGATGATTAAAATTGTTGGTAAGTTCCTTGTAGAACTTAAAGCAATGCTAACAGATAAAAACGTTACTGTTGAGATTACAAATGATGCTATTGACTACCTTGTTGATGTAGGATTTGATAGCAAAATGGGTGCAAGACCATTACAAAGAACTATTGATAAAGAAATCAAGAAGGATCTAAGTAAACTATTACTGTTTGGTGCCTTAAAAACAGGCGGACATGTTGTTATCGATATCAAAGATAATGCTATAGTACTTGTTACGGATAAAGCAACTAAACCCGTAACTGTTGATGCATAAGCCTTTAGATAAATACATGTATGCCAAGCAATAGCGAAACAATTTTATCAGCAAATACCCATCCAGGAGATAGTACTGTTGTGACCGTTACAGGTACTGACCACAAAGGTGATGGATATTACGGTCGTGCAGATGGTTTGCACACTGTACAATACAACTTTGCAGGTCTTACAGGTACAATTACTATCCAAGCCTCACTTGCAACTACACCTACAGAAAGCGATTGGTTTGAAGTACACTCATACACAGCCGCGGAAGAGACTGCTAATAAATTTGCTAACTTTACAGGTAATTATGTTTGGGTTAGAGCAAAACTTGTGTACACAGATGGTACAGTAAATAGTATCATGTTGAATCATTAGGAGTTATTATGGAAAGTATTAGTATTATATGGCCTAACAAAGAAGAAGATGTTGATGCTATTGTTGCCGAGCAAGTGCTAAACTGTACAGGCGAAGCACTTAATGAATCAGAAACGCATTATGAGGTTATAGAGACCGATAAAGGCGAAACAGTGCTTACTATTGACACGCATAACAAACTAAACGAAGCACAAAGCAACGAAATCGCTGAAAATATAGCCAATAAACTATTCGATATGGGCTTCTCCAAGTTCGATATTGAAATCTCTGTATAAACTTTTAGTAGACAATCTGTGATAAATACTTTATATTAGCAGTATAAAGGTTATTATCATTATGAAAACATTTCAAGAATATTTAAAAGAAGCGGGTTTCCGTGAAGGTAGTGACGCAATTATCTTCAAGGGTAAAGAAATAGATACAGATACTATCGAGTACGATATGCAAGATTATAGTGATATGATCTTTGTTATAGATATTGGCGTTAAGTACACAGATGGTACAGAAGTAGAAGATGGAGATATGGACGAGTTACAGGAACTTCCTGAAATAGTTGATTGGGTCTCTGATGATTACAATGACAGAATGGCCGACAAAGCAGACGCTTATAGAGATGCTGTCAAACACGGTGATTTTGAATCTACCAATGAAGATACTAACAACGAGTTACTTGGCGATCTTGAAAGTGGTTTAGAAAATGCAAAAGCAGGCAATGATATGTCAGACTTTATAGCAGACGAAATAGGTGATTATATCCGAGCAGGTATTGAAGACATGGGTGAAGAGGCTTGGCAAGATTCTATAGAAGGAAAAGCACTTGCAGAATTAGATCCTGTAGACTCACCAGAAGAACAAGCAAAGGCATTTCAAAATGCTATTAATGTTTTAAAAGGTGGAAATGAATCAACAGTAGAAGATACAGGTGCATTAGATAAATTTAGAGAATTATATATAAAAGGTATTGGCTCAGATGATGCTGAATTTGTTTTAAGAGAATTAATTGAAGTAATTAATGATGATGCTTTATGGTCAGATGATTTTCCAAAACTTAAATCTTTCGTAAGTAAATCAGAGTTTAACGACTCAGAGGTAGTAACAGCAAAAGATGTACCTGGAAATAGTGCTGATGAAAAAATTGAAACGCTTACAAATGCTATTGATGACAAAGCATGGATGGACGAGTTTGCTGAACACTTAATGAAAAAGAACTCTATGACTGATAGTGTAGAACTTAATAGAATAAAACAACTTTCTGGTGCATCTACTGATACAAGTCTTGACGAAACATATGATGACGATGATGACTTCTACGAAGCATACGGTGAGATGTGGTGGAACGAAGATGACGATCCAATAGACGAAGCAGAATATCAAGGACGTAAAGTTAAACTTGGCAAACCTATGGCAGGTGATGTTAAGAAATTTAAAGTATATGTCAAAGATCCTAAAACAGGAAATGTTAAAAAGGTTAACTTTGGACACGGCGGTAGCAGTGTAAAAGGTAAATCAATGCGTATTAGAAAAAACAATCCAGGCGCAAGAAAGAGTTTTAGAGCAAGACATAATTGTGATAATCCAGGACCAAGAACAAAAGCACGTTACTGGTCATGCAGGAAGTGGTAATATGAACTTAGACGATTTATCAATTGGTGCAAACAAATACGACAAGCCATCTTATGATGTGCCTACAGATTTAATTGTATTCATGAGAGATGACCCAATGTTTTATAGAAAAGAATACTATCCAACAATGTGTGGTTGTCAAAACTGTTACAACAACGGCGACAAAGATAAGAGCATGAAATTATTAATGCCTATGATTGACAAGGCTGTTAGCGGTTATACTAAAAAATACGACTTACCATATGAAGAAAATGATCTTGTACCAATGGACGAGAGAAAAGAAATCGCACAAAGAATTTACGAGGAAGAAGTAAATCATTTCAAAGAAGGCGAGTACTAATGTTTTTAAGGGAACTTTTTGAAGGCCCGGGGAAAGAAGCAAGTTTTGCATTAGGCAGAATGAATCCCGCACACAGAGGACATGGTCTTCTTGTAGAGGCTATCAAACAAGGTCCTGGTGATGCATTTTTATTTTTAACAGATAGAGCCGCAAAAGTTCCTACAGACCCTTTAAGTCCACAAGAAAAATTAGATTGGGCACAAAAAAGTTTTCCAGATATTACTATAGCACTTGCAAAAAATATTTTTCCTGTTGCTGTAGATTTACACAATAGAGGTTACACTGACA